TTAGTAGAAAATTGGTATTACTTTTATTGCTTGTAATTTGGCAAAGTTCTCTCGGAACTAATGCAATTCAATCATCTGGTCAAAGTTTCGGACAAAATTCATATATTAAGTTCAATAATGGTCTATTAATCCAGTGGGGAGTAAAGGCTGGAGCTGTAGGATTCTCCTCATTATATCTACCTACAAGTTTCTATGATACGAATTATATCGTACAACTAACGGGAGTATCAGCTAATACAACAGAGATTATAGTGTATGCTCCAACATTATGTACTAAAACAATTTCTTCATTTCAAGTAGGTACAAGGTATATAGCAAGCGGAGGAGAAATAGCTTGGACAGGTTGGCAGTTTACTTGGTTTGCAATAGGACGTTGGAAACTTTAAAAATTATAAATTATGAAATATTGGAAACAAGGATTCTATGACGAATACCAGGAAGGTTCGGTAGAAATTACGGATGAATATTATCAAGAGTTACTGGCTGGTCAATCTACCGGCTTGATAATAACTGAAAGCAAAAAAGGATATCCTATTTTAGTTGTGCACGAGGCTACTATCGAAGAAACCAGATCGCAAAAACTTGATGAATTACGATTGTTCGATTCATCTGAAGCAGTGAATCAGTTCAGTATAAACGGAGTATTGGGATGGTTAAACAAGTCTACACGCGTCGGGCTTATGAACTCAATCAATATTGAGAAAGAAGCCGGACGATCTGAAACAAGTATCTGGATTGGTGATACAAAGTTTGTCTTATCAATCGAAAGAGCTATTGACATATTACAACAGCTAGAATTGTATGCCCTTGCGTGCTATGATACGACACAAAGGCATACGAAAGCTATTCAACAGCTAGAGACAAAAGAAGAAATTGAAGCATACAATTTCAAGACTGGTTACCCGGGAAAGCTAAGTTTCACCGGATAACCGACCGTATAATCATAGTTTTCGATTTCCTCAATTGTCTGCAATGATCTAACTGCTGCGATGTGAGATTGTGTCACATTGTAGCAGTTTAATGCATACATTTCAATCTCATTCAGCATTGATAAAGCGTCAGAAATTGGAATGATATACTTTATAGCATCATACCACAGTACTGTATCTGTTTTACCAGCTTCTTTTTCAATCGAAATTGAGTTAAATAATCCAACACGTGTACTTTTATCTAACCACATGCTTTTACCTAATAAATCAAAAGAATTGACATTAGTCGATTTGTCAAATATCTGTATTTCAGACATTTTCATTTTTCGCACTTCTTCGATGTCGTACTCATATTCTACCAATATTGGGTATCCATCCTTACTTTCAACTATCAGTAAACCGTTAGACTGCCCAGCTAATAACTGATTGTAATACTCTTCCGTAATTTCTACCGAACCTTCCTGGTATTCGTCATAGAATCCTTGTTTCCAATATTTCATAATTTATAATTTTTAAAGTTTCCAACGTCCTATTGCAAACCATGTAAAATCCCAGCTAGTCCAAACGATAGCCGGAGTTGAATTTATTCCACGGGCAAGAATTATAATATATGATTTATTCTTATTATTAGGGTCATAACCCGGAGCATACACAAATGGTTCACTTGTGACGTTTAACCCTGCAGTAAGATAAACATTGTAATTAGTATCATAGAAGCTGGTAGGAAAATACAGGCTAATTGCACCCGTTGCTCCAGCTCTTGTTCCCCATTGCATCAATAGCCCATTTGAATATTTTACATATCCATTTTTTGCTTTTTCATTCCATAGATTTTGTGATTCTAATTGTATAGCATTAGTCCCGAGAGAACTTAGTAAAGTTTTCTCTGCGTCAGTCATAAATTTTCTAGTAGTACTTTCTTCAATCATTGATGCTGGATGAGAAGCCGGATGAGAGTAATTATTAGCTCCGGAGGCTATTCCACTAAGTTTTGTACGTTCTGCATCCGTCATAAAACGATGAGTCGAATCTTCTTCAACGTCCGTCGCTGTATGTTTATGAGAACTTGCAGCATAACTACCCTTAGGTTGGTATACTGAATCGTGGTTGTGATTTCCTGCAGCCTTACTATCCCAATTTGCCTTTTCTGAATCCGTGACAAATCTATGCGTACTATCTTGGTTAATATCCGTCGCATCATGACTATGTGATGAAGCAGCATAACTACCTTTAGTTTGATACACTGAATCGTGATTATGGTTTCCCGCAGCTTTACTGTTCCAGGTCTCTTTTTCCGTGTCAGTAACAAAGCGGTGAGTACCATCAGGAGTTATATCCGTTGCTCCGTGTTTATGCGAACTCGCTGCATAACTTCCTGCTGGCTGATAGACCCCTGTATGAGTATGATTCGACGGAGACGCACCAACTTCGGAAGCTGTATAGGATGGTTTACTTGCAGCCTTCGCCCATGCAGGTACATCGCTTGCTGGCATCGAAGTTGGAAAATCACTTATTTCAGACTTCTTGTGAGTATGCGCTTTCGGTACACGTGTGTCACTTAACCGGGCATCATTTCCCTCGCATACGGTTCCTTCTGCACTACCAAAATTCTTATTAAAGGCAGAGTTTTTAGTGAATGCAGGTTCGTATGTACCTGCATGATTGTGATTAGATGGAGATGCACCTACTTCGCTTGCTGTATAACTAGGTTTACTTGCAGCTTTCGCCCATGCAGGTACATCGCTTGCCGGCATGGAGGTTGGGAAGTCGCTGATATCCGCTTTCTTATGCGTGTGAGCTAACGGAGTTCTTGCATTGCTTAACCGGGCGTCGTTACCCTCGCATATAGTCCCGGCAGTCGTACCGAAATTCTTGTTAAAGGCGGTAAGTTTAGTGATTATCAGTTCATATCTGCTATCATGGTTGTGTGTATCCAGAGCTGCTTTCAATGCCTTTCCCTGTTCGGCAGAAAGCACTTTATTAGTCCCTCCACTTGTCAGATTATTAACAATATCAGCTATATTGAGCTTCTTTCCTAACTCTGTTGCCATTGTAGCCGCAAAGTTCGGATCATTGTTCAGGGCGTTCGCTAACTCAATCAGTGTATCGAGAGCATCCGGTGCTCCGGCAACGAGTGCATCAACTGCAGCTTTCACTTTTGCGTCAACTCCTGAAACCGCATTGTTAGCCGCCAATGCAGCAGCGTTCGCATCGTCAGTGGCTTTCTTTGCTAACCCTGTTTGTATAACAGATGCATCCTTGGCTGTATTTGCTTCATCTGTCGCTTTCTTCGCTAAGGCGGTTTGAGCTTCTGATTCAGCTTTGGCAGCATTGGCCCCTGCAGCCGCAGTATTAGCCGCATCTTTAGCTGCATTAACACTACCAGCCGCAGTATTAGCCGCATCTGTAGCTTTCTTTGCAAGAGCCGTCTGCTCAACAGATGCATTTTTAGCTGCATTCGCATCATCTGTTAATTGCTTGACAAGAGCAATCTGTCCGGTGGCTTCTTCTGTTGCTTGCGTCATTTCCTGCACAATACCGGCATACTCTGACTTGCGTTGAGACTCTGCTTCGACACGCTCCGTTTCAGCGTTTATACGCTTAGACTCATTTGATCCGCGAGTACCTTCCGCAGTTTTACGCTCATCTTCATTCTGCTTTCTCTTGTCTTCTTCTGACGAACGGGAAGTTTCAGCCGTAGCGCGGGAAGTTTCAGCAGCCTTTCTCTTGTTTTCTTCTGATACCCGGCCTGTCTCCGCTGACTTGCGGGCTGCTTCGGCAGATACACGTTCGGATTCGACGGTAACACGGTTAGATTCGGCAGCCACACGCGAGGTTTCATTTGTTTCTCTTGTCGCTTCATCTGTTTTCCGCTTATCCTCGGCAGAAACACGGGTAGATTCAGCGGTAGAACGACCTGTTTCAGCGGTTTTCCGTTTATCTTCTTCCTTCACACGTTCCGATTCAGCAGAAGAACGACCTGTTTCAGCGGTCTTACGTGCATCTTCATTGCTTTTACGTGTTTGTTCATCCGAGACACGTTTATTTTCTGTATCAACACGTCCGGATTCAGCAATTACCCGTTTACCTTCAGCAGTTACGCGGGCCGCTTCTTCCGACTTACGCGCATCTTCATTTTGCTTTCTTATATTCTCGGCAGAGGAACGTCCGGTTTCAGCCGTAACGCGTTCTGTTTCGGAAGTCTTTCTTTTATCTTCTTCGGACACACGGGAAGTTTCGGCAGATTTACGTGCTGATTCGGAAGCTACTCTCTCGGCTTCTGCTGTTCTTCTTCCTGTTTCGGAATCTTTTCTAACCTGCTCGTTAGCTTCTCGTGTACCTTCAGCGGTAGCACGTTTCTTTTCTGCATTATCCCGTGCAGTTTCCGCAGTAGATCGTCCTGTTTCAGCGGTCTTACGTGCATTCTCATTAGTGATACGCACTGATTCAGCAGCTTCCCGGGCTTGCTCTTCACGGGAACGATTCGTTTCGGCTGTCTGCCTGGATTGTTCGGAAGCATTACGACGGGATTCGGCTGTTTCACGGGCTGATTCATTGCTTTCAACAGTTGCTTCTAATTGCCGCATATCGGTAGTAGCTGTTTTTGCATCACTCGTAGCCTTGAGCATATTATCCAAGGCAGTCTGAATCTTCTCTAAACCAAATTTAAGGCTAGTCTTAACTCCGTTGATTACTCGGTAGCCGATAGTGAAGAAGCCTTTCATGTCGCTGGCTTCGTTCAGTTCTGATATTTTTTTCTTCTTTAATGGCATAGCAAATCAATTTAAATCTATATAAAACTCTCCGTCCTCTGTTATGATAAATTCGCCCGCTTCGGATGAAAGCAAGAACTCCGTTTCTCCGATCCGGAAGCTGGTAAATACGAGTTTCAAAGTGAACTCCCACCATACACCGTTATTTAGCATGAAATCATTCGTCTGACAACTCTTATAATAGCAGGGATAGCTTTCACTCCATTCATCACAATAAAATATACGTTCCGCATCGGAATACTCATATCCTTCATTATCTGTCTTAGTAGACAGTTTTGTGAGATCATAGAGTAGGGCATCGCGATTACGCCAGAACGTTTCAATCGTCCCGGCCCGCATCAGGCATTTGAGAGATACTTCTTTGGTTTGGAATTTCACAACTTCACCGTCATAGATTGCTCCATCTTGACGTTTGAAATTCTGTAATAGGTTCTTTTTTACCGTCGGAGCCTTTAGTATTTCAGCATTGCTACCTTGCAATACGACTACGCCATAATCGGATAAGTCTTTGTCATCAATCTCGTAACCTTTAGGCATTGGAAGCTTATTTACGGGCTCCTGGTATTCGTAATCGACTTCTCGGGGGAAGTCGTTACTAAAAATAAATTTAGCAACTTCAAGGCCCGGATTAATAACATAGTTGCTTTGGGAAGACAGACGTAACTTATAACTCCTGCCGATTAAGGGAAAGTAAAATTCATGATAACTCAAGTCAGAAAGTATATCAATCAGTCCACCAATACCCAAACTGCCTATATATGCAAACTCAATGCTTACTTCAGCCGTATCCAATGTAGGACTAGAAAGATCAAATTCCTGTCCGTCTTCTTCTGGCCAATCATTCTTGTCCGGTTCCTTCATGGCTGGAAATGCTACCAGGTTATTATAACTTCCCTTTGTAATACATATACCCAAACTGATATAAGCATCTATTCTGTCTATTAGTAATTGCCCTTTCATCGCTTAAGTGTTATACCTTTAGTGTTTAACGTGTCTATTCCCAGCTTTACAGCGTACATGAACTCTCTTATTTCCACAAGGTTAGATGTGTAATTGGAGATATCCGATAAATAGGAAACAATAGTATCATTACACCGAAGCATTTCAGCCATATTCTTATCCATATTTATGAGATATGACAGTTTCTCTGCTATTTTCTCTGTTCCTGAATTAATACTCTTAACTTCCTCATTTATAGAATAGGTATGCGAAGTCACTACAGCAAAGCTTCCATCTAGTTTGTTGGCTGAATCTTGCGACATTGAAGCAAATCCTTTCTTTGATGCCTCACGCTCATCGTCGTTATCATTCCAGCCGAACATTTCTGCCATTGCATCTCGTTTTGCTTTCATTTCATTAGAGAGCTGTTGCCCTTCTGCCTTCAGTGCATTATACTCATCTTCAGTCATACCGTCATCCATAGCATTGTTAAGTTTTTCTCTCCAAGCCATTAAGCTGTCCATGAATTCTTCTTTAAGCATAGAATTTACGATAGCATTCTTCATGTATTCCTCGAAATTGTCGGCGAAATCAGCACTATCAGCATCCATGTCTGTTAGTAGATCTTGAAAGTCAGAACGAAGAGAAGCATAATCAATAAGAGTTGTATCAGCAATTTGTTGTTCCAATACCTCTGCAACCTGTCCGACACCATTTGCGATTTTATCGGCAAATTTCTGCGTGTCTGAATCTAGTTGAGACCAAAATATGCCGGCGTCCGATTGTAACTTAACAAGTTGTTCATCCGTTAAATCGAACAAACCAGTCATACGACCACCCATCTTCTTTTTGAACTCGTCAACAGACATTCCTAATGCTTTTGCAGCCTGTTTCCACCCTTCACCGGACATATCATCTACTTCATCATAACCCTTTGAATGTGACTTTCCAGAAGCACCAGAATTTAGATACTGCCGACCTAATACTTTTGCATTTTCACTTTGCAATTTAATATTAGCAATAGCAGCTTCGTAAACAGCGTTTGCAGTATCTCCAGTAAGAGTTTCTGCTAGTTCTAACTGCTTCTCAATTACCCGATCAAGAATGTTGATGTAGGATTCATATGTTTCTTTTGCCTTTTCATATTTCTCGGTCGTATCATCCTTAGTGAACATATTGAAAATCTTCGTCGCTACCTGTATTACTGCACTAATAACAGCAAGAATAACAGATGCCTTCTCAACTGTACTGATAGCGTTAGCCGATGTATCTGCTGCCATTTCAACACCACTCATAGCAGTCAATGCAAAGGTCCCTATTTCACCAATCAATGAGATAATTTCACCAGCCGGTCCACCAATTGATTTTCCAACATCAGTTAATGCGTCTGATAATTCATCTAACTGTGCTTTTACATCTTTCTCTGCTTTCTTTACCTTAGCATCCTTCTGTACCACCTTATCTTTCGCCTCATTGTATCTCGAAGTCTTTTCTTTTACTTTATCCAAAGCCTGTGCTTCGGTCAGATAAGCTTTTGTGGAATCAATTTTACCAGTCTTTTCGTTGAATTTAGAGGACTTGACACCATTTTCAATCTTAGCACCACCTTTTACAGCTTCTTGAGTCTGTTTAGCATTTTCTAATTCAATTTGCGCATTAGCTAACTCTTCCTCTGCTTCTGCTAGTTCTTTCTTCTTGTCAGATAATGATTGAAACGGGTTACGTGAATCCAATTCATCCATAATTGATTGAATAGTACTAGTATATTCGCGAAGCTGGTCCGGAGAAAGAACTTTGGCAGCCGTACTCTTTGCATTCTCTAATTGAGTCAGCAGAGAATTAAGAGTTTCAGAAGACGTTTCTTTCAGATTTTCAAATGCACGAACATACTCCGGAGACTCTTTCAACTTATCGTAATCCAGGCCCATCAATTCCATTCCCTTGTTTTTTGTCGCCTGGGCTATGGAACGATCAATCTGTTCTACTTGATCTGTATCTCCATTCTTTACTGCTTGTTTTCGTTGTTCCTGCAGGGTAGCAATATCTTCATTGAACTTTCTCTCAATTGCAAGACGTTGATCTGTATAATCCTGATACTGATTCAACAGTTCGGATAAATCATCTCCACGATTATATTTAGTATTTGTAACTTCCTTTGCTTTTTGAGTATCATTATCAATTTCGGCAAATCTTTTAATTATCGGCTCTGACTTGACATATTTTTCTGCATTGAAGATTTTATCTTTATTTTCAGGATTAGCATCAAAGGCGGAACGAGCATCTTCAATCACTTTTAACTTTTTGTTTTCAGCTTCGCGATCGATAGCCTGTAATTCTAGTTTATGATTGAGCTCCCTTTGTTTTAGAACCTTTTCACTGCTCTCTTTAAGCTTATTTATTTCAAGCTGCTCTAGTTGGTTTGCAGAGTCTTCTTTCATACGCTGTTGCTCTCTATTCTGCTTATCTAGCAGGAGTTTATATTTCTCCTGTTCTTCACGCAGCTTTTTCGCTTGGTCATCCTTCTTGGAAGATGAATCATAGACTTTCAATTCTTTTTCGGCTTCTTTCAACTTCTTGGCGTTTTCTTTATAGGATTTCACCACAGCAGAATCTATTCCTTTGAAGTTCCCTGCGTCCATCAACTTCCTTTGAGACGAAGCGATTGAATCTAGTGCTTTCGTCGCATCTTCTTTTTGCTTTGTCCAAAAGGCTTTATCTGTTTTAGTCTCTACCTTTTTGCTGATCCCACTGCCTTGTAAAGACTTTATTTCCTTTTCTTTGGTGGAAAGCTGACCTTTTTTTGCTTTAAGTAACCATGCGTTTGGAGACCAGCCGTTATTTTCTTCTTGTTCCTTATCTACGAGTGATTGAAGCTCCGAAATTTCAGCTTTTAATGTATCGATATTACTTTGAAGGGAGATTATTTTTAACTCTTTAGGCTTTGATTTCTCTTCTGCTTCTTTTTGAATACTAAGAATTTCATCAACACGTTTTTGGGCAATTTTTAGTTCTTCTTCTGCTATTCTCTTTTCCTCTTGAATTTTTTGAATAACGGCGGCCTTTTGTCCACTAGGAGATTCAGCCTGTTCTTTGCTTGTTTTGTCAAGACGTGAATTTATGGAATTAAGTTTATTTTGGGCTAATACAAGATTGGTCTTTGCCCCAATTCTTTCTCTTCTATTTATTTCATTATTAATTTGTTTATTCAAAGAGAGATGATCCATAAGTTTCAATGTCTCAATATCCATATTGGAGAAGACGGTTGGCATTAGAGCTTGAAGTTGCTTATATGCTTTAACTTTGTCATATTGTGTTGAATTTTCATCCTGAACAATAGAAACTAGGCTATTTGTTTTATTTTTCAACTCGTCCAATTGTTGAGTTTGTTCCTCTACAACTTTATTATATCTCTTTTGTACCCTTTCTGCTTCAGTTTCAGCGGTAGCACACTTATAAACGGCATATCCAAGTCCAGCAAAAGCAGCTGCAGCTAATACATAAGGATTAGTTAACATTGCAGCAGCATTTTTTAGTTGTGCAATAGTTTGAGCTTTGAGAGCTTTTGTCAATAAGATTCGAGAAGATGTATTCTTTGCAATCATTGTTGCCTCAATAGCGTACAAGCCTTTCTTTAGGACTAAATCTGCGGCTTCAATAGCACGCTGTTTATTAACAAGCGCTGTCACTGTTACATAAGTTTGTTTAGCAGTACTTATAGCCAGAATACTTCCTTTATATCCAGCAAGAGCCGTCGTAACGACAACGATCAAAGCTCCTATATTTTTTAATGCTTCTTGAGCGCTTCCATCGGCAAAGGCTTCATTCATTGATTGTGCCGCACTGGATATCTCTTTCAAAATTTCCTGTCCTAACGGGCGAAGGGCTGCTGTTATATTATTACTAAGAAGCTTCATTTGATTCTCGGTTGATGAAGACATTTCTTTGAAAGCAGCTTCTGCTGCACCTGTTGCATTTTTCATTTGATCCAGATCGGACGCAGCACCTACTGCATTCTGTCCGGTTATCATTAGGGCGGCTTGTAAAGCTTCGTCAGTACCTAATAACTCTTTCATTTTTGTGGTACTTCCATTTGCTTCGTTATAGATGAGCTGTAATGCTTCTTGGAAAGAACGTCCGGAAAAGGCTGCATCACCTAAATGGTTAGCCGTTCCCATAATTGCCGCACGTATTTTAGTCATAGCTTCGGCTGTTGGAACTCCTTGTTTAGTTATTGATACGACAGCTGCTAGCACGTCTTCGATATCAATGCCAAAGGACGAGGCAATAGGAGCAGCTTGAGCAATACTCTTTCCAAGTTCTCCCATTGTAGTCTTACCAAACTTGGCTGTGGTAAATAACATATCAGAAACAGATTCTGCTTCGGAAGCTCCTTTTTTATACGCATTAAGAATTGTAGTGATAGCATCTGCCGAAGTAGCCGTTTCTGTAACGCCACCGATAGCAGCCTTAGCAGATACTTTTAGAATATTCATAGCATCCGCTCCATCATGTCCTGCAGATACAATCTGATATAGTGCTTTAGCTGATTCTACGGCTCCAACTGGAACCTCTCTAGTCATATCGATAGCACTATTCATGAAATCGGTAAGACTGCCTTTTATTCCGCTTGAAAGTGTTGCAACTTCTTTCATGCTTTGCTGGAACTGCTTTTCGAAGTTATATGCTTCTTTGGCTGCTTGAGTAAAAGCGATCCCCGCACTAATGCCAATCCCTCCGAATACATCAAAAGCGGTAATTTCACCGGCCATTGCCTTTATGATTCCCATCGCTTCTTGACGCCCGGAATATAGCCCTGAATTATCTATACCTGTAGCGAAATATAACGCACCATCTTTATTCTGAATACCCATATAGCATTTATTCTTAAAATATAAAGAGGAGGTAAAATTTGGCTATTTCGAGAAGAATAAGCATCTTTGCAGTGTTCTAAGACCAAGGAACGATTTTTATTTCAACGTATTAGGGAGTTGATTCGCCTACTATATCACAATATAGGCTATCAATTCCCTTTGCTACATAATCCTAATGCGTTGCAATAGATTATGTTCCTTGGTCGGAAAGAATAGGGGAGAGATAGCCTTTTTCTATAATATATAAATTACTATTCATTAGCGCCATGACCAAGGAAAATGAGAACGTATCTGTAGCGAATAAAAGGAACTACACAGAAGAAGAAATCAATGCTGCTTACAAGAAGGGCAAGGATGAAGGAAGAATTGAAGGGATGCTCGCTTATCAGAAAAGATTGATTGAGAATCTACAGCGGGATAATGCATCTCTCAATCAGAAGCTTCAGGAGATTAAAAAATAATCCCCCATATCTTCACAGATACAAGGGACTAGAAAACATACTCTAAACCAATTTAATAAAAAAACAGTTAACCTAATATATAAACACAATGGCAAATTACCTTATCGTTTGACCTTTCCAGCAATATCGTTATATTTCTTTATCCTGACTGTCTTACTAGGGTCATCAAAAGACGGAAGTTCTACCCACTCATAATCTCGTCCTTCAACATTTCCGTCTTCGTCAGTCATCTTATTACGCTGTCTCATCACAAATGAGTACTCCTGAAGTAATATCTCTATTAATCCATAGCTACTATCCAACGTTTGATTAAACGTTAATCCTAGAGCTTCCTTTGCAATAACTAAGAATCTACTTTGGTTATATCCTTCCAGCTTTGCAGATTCTTCCGAGCGGCTATTATCTCCGTCTCTCGTAGCGGGCTCACGTTCCGAAGCATCGTGATAGAGGTACAAAAAGGGTGGTACCCTATGCGATATATGATTGCATTGAATAATATGCGTATATCCTCCCATGTCGTATTGTCAATGAGGGCGTTTTTAAACCATGCCGGCGGATCACTTGGCTTGTTATGAATGCCCAGGCAAACGACATCGAGAAGTAGTCCTCCATATTTATTCATCAATTCTGGAAAATCAGCATTCAGCTCACCATCTTTAACAATCATTTTATCAATATCTTCTTTTTCAATTTCAAGGAGAAGTGGACGAATTCTAAACCATGTCCGGACAGTGATAGGCTTTATTACAATACAATCACCGGGATCCTTTCCTTTCGGAATAGAATCTCGGTTAGTAAAATCAAATGGAATCTTGACAGGCTGCTCCGTTACGGATTCCGATTCTTGCTGAAATAAGTTCTTTATACTCATAATTTCCTCAAGGAGCCTAGCCCGTTGTACTTCCAGGCAATACATTCAGTTATTCGCGACTAACTTTCAATACTTTCGGCTCCATTCTTCAAAAGTTTGCTCCTGCAGGCGGATTCGAACCGCCGGTATCTACATAACCAATGTAGCGCTTTTACCAACTAAGCTATACAGGAATCCAATTAGTTATTTCTTAGCTGCACTTGGAGCAGCTTCTCCGCCTTCGACATTCGCAGCATTCGCTGGGGCTTCTCCGCCTCCGGCAATAGTAACTACTTCGCGCATGAAAGCGGTCTGTCTCTTACCGTCTGCAGTAACAGCAGCTTGCATATATACACGAACAAGCAACAACTCTGCTTGCTCTGATCCGGGAGCCTGTGAAATCTTTGAGGCGATCTTGCCATTTACGATGGTATAAACGACCTTCTTACCGTCTTTAGGTAATGTTTCACACTGGAACGTTTTAGAGATAGAAGGAGTACTAAGAGGCTTTTTCCAGATATTTTTTCCTCCTGTTGTATCTACTTCACCGCCTGCCAGTTCTTTAAGGACTTCATTGGATGGAGTAGGGATGGAGAACTCAACATAATCTGTCGTATCTTTCACCAGTTCAACATAAAGGGGTTCTTCACTACCTTCTACTTCAATCTTCACTTCCTTGGGATCTGCAAAGTTAAATGCAACACTTCCTTTTGTCGGAAGAGGAAAATCTTTGAGGTCCGCTCCTGGAACACCGTCTCCGACTGTTCCAAATTTAATTTTACCTACGCCCATAGCGATAGGTCTTACTTCTCCTGTCATAATTATTGATCTATTAAAATTTCTAGTCTAATATTTGTACAAGCGAATTTCTCTTTCAAGTCCGGCATTGGAACACTCCAGAGAATTGTCACTTCTTTACATACACCGTCATTACTATTGATTGAATCAAGCGACTTCCGCACCTTACGCTTAATTTCCTTCATGCGTTGACGTTGGTGCATACCATTTTCATTCAAAGGGACAAAGATGTTGACGTTAATAGGCACTTTATTAATGAAGTCGAGTTCATTCAATTGTAGATGATTGATAACGATATGTTCATTGGTCAAGCCTGCTTCCGATTTGTCTTTGTAAATCATAACATCGGTGCCCGCAGCGGCCACAGCATTATAAACTATATCTACAGCGTCAAATTCATCCATAATCAAATCTTGCTAAAAACTGATTTCAACGTATCCCTTAGATACTTCTCACATTGCGTATTAGCCCCTGAAACGACTTCATATCCTTTAGCTTCCACGGCAGCCGCATATTCCATTCCTGCAACACCAACCAACACATAACCACCGGAATGAGACAGAGATACTTCTTCTGCAAGCCTACGCCCTTTATACTTACCGGTTGTCTTGTCAGTTCCTTTTTCACTTTCAGTAAAGTTCTCTGCAACCACTTCTCCGTTTTTCGCAATTATATATCCGATAGATGAACGAAGATTGCCAGTCTGGTCCTTATATGAGCCGTTCTGGCGAGCTATATCGATAAACTTTTCACCTCCTGCCTGCAGCAATACAAGTATCTTGTTTTCTGCTTTGCTTTGAAAGTGATCGAACCAACGTTCTAGTGAATGTTGGTCGAATAGGGGAGTCATGCCATTTTTCATACGTTGATAATTGAATGTGATTGATAAGATTCCCAACAAATAATTGGTACATCTACGCCTTTGGAATCAACTTTCAAACGCAAAAACTTACTGTCTGCCGGCGGTTGGATTTTGGTGTAAAAATAGCCATGTACTTGCGCTTCATCACCAGCAGAATTACGTTTATAGACAACAGTACCATCACTTACAGGATCATAACGTCCGGGAACGGATATTTCAATCGGTTTCCCCGGAACCCATTCACCGTTTACTGTCTTTCCGTTAACGTCGATAGTGACTATCGCTGTATGTGGATATCGTTTTACCATCTGTTACCAGCCTTTCCTTTGATAATGATTCGTTTCCCGAGTTTACCGGCTTTCTCCGGCTCCCCGTTTTCTATATACAGTTGTTTTGCAGTCTGGACATAGAAAGAACGGAGATGAGTGATAGAAAGCTTATTCTCACTGAAATCCTGTGAGTTTACTAACATGGCGTACGTATCAGCGACACAAAGACCAACTTGCTTCATGTTTTCAGTAGTACATTCCGCTTCGGGGTTGATGCCCCGCTTGACGAAGACTACCTTATCTAAGAAGCTTTCCATATCCTCAATAGAAGGATATTCCAGTATTGTTTCTCTGATTGTTGCCATATAGTTTACTCTTCATCTGTTTTTTCAGTATCTTCACCTTCTTCCCATGCTTGGCCATCAGTTTTCATGATGTACATTGCATCAGGATCATTAATTACAGGAATTGCGTTGGCTTCCGCTTTAGTCCACTCCTTGAACGGTTCCAGTTCAGACCATTTGCTGATGAAAACAAAGTCTTTTTTCAGCGTTGTAGCTTTCTTCTTGTATTCAACAGAGTGTTCTGCTGCAATAGGTCCATGCTGAACGTCGCCACACTGCAAATCTTCCAAGAAACAAATATTGGCAGCTTCCCATGGATTTACTGTAGTACGTTGATGAGCGGCATTCTCAATACGAACGGATGGACTTACAAGAACGATCTGAACACCTTCCGTATTCTCTTGGGCAGCAAGATACTCATTGATAACTTTCTTGGAGATAGTCAGTTTTTCTTTCTGATTGATCCAGCCTTTTACCTTTTCAATAACAGCCTTTTGCTTCTTCAATAGAGCAAATCTGTCTTTGCGCATTACTACGTATTTGATAGTAACACCTTCGGCAGAAGCGGCAACCACAGTGTCCTCAATATCCTGTAAGCCGTCGGCCGTTGTAGACTTAGACCAATCCACAGCAGCAACTTTCTTGTTTTCATTAGGCATACCACAGCCTACAAATTCTTCGGTAACAATGCCATTGTTATTGCTTGAATTGAGAATGAAGCCACCTTTAGACATCAATTGCATACACCACCATTCGAAACGGCCACGAACAGCGTTATATACAAAGTCTTGATCTTTAAAAGCAAGGTCTAGAATTGATTTCAAGTCTGCATCACCTTCACAATCCCGGCTAAGTTGCTGGTATTCGTTCCAGTCGCTTTCGTTCATACCGCGTTTTACGGCAGTCTTAGGGATATCACCTGACATCTTGCCGATAACTTCACGTTTCTTTTGCGGTGCGGAAGAATCGAATGAAATAACATCAGCGATAACCGGTGCACCTTTTTCGCCAGTAAGAGTTTCCCATTTCAGAGAGTTCTTCTGTTTTACACCAAAGAAATTAGGGAAGAATACCGGCTTAACTTTACGCGAGTTAAGACGGGCACCCATATTCTTACGGTTCACTTGTTTAATTAAACTTCTTTCCATACATAATTATGAATTAATGGATTACACAAAACGGATAAAATGAAGCAATGCCTTCATTGCTTCGTCAATAGGGTAGGGCATTACTGCCTCATTTACAGTACCACGTACCAGAAGTCCTGATTGCTGGTTAGCAACCGTTACATCAACCTTGTTCATAGTGATAACCTCCGGGGTATACTTGAACTTTGCAGCTTTGGCAGCAGCTTTAGCAGTAACAAGGACTAAGACATCATTAATCTTTGCGGCTCCAATAGCTCCAGAAAGAGTTATTGTGTCATAAGCTGCATTGGTTTTGTCAATTGCAGAGATTACATCAGAAGCTCCGGTTAAAGCACCGCCGATTGTAACAGCTTCCCCAACTTTAAACACATGATTCTTTGCGATTTGAATAGCAACAGCATCGGCAGCCGCGACAGCAGTAACTTTTCCGGTTTTAACAACATGGTAAAGGCCATTAGCATCTTTACCCACAATTACAAGCGGAGGAAGCTCGTCGATGATTCCCTTCAGTTCCGCGCGGGCAATAGTTCCACCGCCCTGAATGTCCTCGATAATCTTTTCGATACCAGGAGCATACTGAAATTCACTTTGTTTTTTTCTGAACATAGCTTTTAATATTAATAATTATTCTTCTAGACCAAGGCTAGCAGTGCCATTATCAGAGCTTTCCTCATCCTCCATTAACTTTAACCATTCCTGTTCGGTACGTTCTTTGGGCTTATAGGAATTAGGCTTGTAATCACCACCGGCGACTTCATCATCAATAACAGATTGTTTAATTTCGGCAAATTCTTCTTGAAGCTCTTTAATCTGGTCTTCAACAGAAGTTTCAGAATTGACATCAATACGATTAAACCATTTTGCAGGGAGTTTAGAATCTGCAAACAATGCTTTAGCAGATGCCTGCTTCGTAGAAGTAGTGACTGTTGTAGCGACAGTAGAGACAGATGCAGCCAACTCGGAAATCTGTTTCTGCTGGGCTTTCAACAACTTAACAACAGAAGCAGGCAAGCCTTCGAGATCTTCGTCCTCGTCTTCATCTTCTTCGTCATCTTTCGGCTTCTTTGTTTTTTTAGTCTTAGTTGTCTCAATAGGTTTTCCATCCTTCAAACCGTGTTTTTTCTCATAAGCGGCAATAGCAGCATCAATACTGGCTTGACTGCCTTGTTCATTTGATACCAAGTCCGGAAGAATATTATCCTTGAATAGCCCAATATAGTTATCCAGATTCTCTTCACTTTCGATGTCGAAAAGAGCTTGCACCTTGGCCGCATACTTTTCAGGAATTCCAGCTTTTTTCAAAGCTGCTTTGATGGTTGCTAAAATCTTCATACTTTTTTCCTTAAAATATATTGGGAGTAAATTTTTCCTGCTTATATATTTTATTTCAGAATCAAATGCATACATTTGTAATTAAGTTAAAGCGTAGAATGGATTATATAGAAGATAGACATGAATATTACAATGTGTATATATCTAAGTGTACACAATGCAAGCATTTTAATTTTGATAAATTAAAATGCCCGGCATACCCTAATGGTATTCCTGTTAAATACCTTGATGGTTCACAGGTACATGACAAAAGAGAAAGCGACCAAAAAGGGGAGTTCGTCTTCCTAAAAGAATTCAATTAACGAGTTTTCGCTTTTGTATAACTCCATCCCATTTTTTCGGATATCCGTTTCCATAATATATGATAATGGACCACTGAAGCCATTGTTGGGGATAGTGTATTATTATTGATTCTAGCAGTAAACTCTGCTCTTAGTTTGTTATTCTCCCGATTCACTAGCTTTTCGAATTTACTAATTGTAATTCCCCATCCTTCTTCGGGACGTTTCATAGCGAATGTATAATTAGGTGTTACAGCTCTCATTTCTGATACATTATGGGCTATTGCAAGATACATATCAGCCGGACTGAATGAGTTGCCAATTCGTCCCAAACTCTTTTCTGGCTCTTGCCAGCCTCTTGGGTGATTATGTGTAAAAATGCAATCCTTCATCTTCGCACATTCTTCATCCGTAAACTCAACACTATATTTGGCTCCGCGCTTATCGATTACAACATTACCATTCTTGTCAAATAAGACTCCTGTTTCAAAGCTTTTATTCAGGCGTATTTCATTCTCTGTGTTGGTTATTTTGTTATAGAGTTTTCGTTCATTCCATTTTTGTTTAATATCTGTAATTTCAGTATCAGTCTTGATACGTTTAGGTTTAGAAACCTTTATAACTTCATTCGTAATAGGTTGGGAAACTATTTCTCTTTGTAGTCCTCCATCATTGGTAAAGTTATCCTTATACCAGAAAGCCGATTGAAATCCATCCTTATTCTCGCTGACAAAATCCTTTGCCGCTTGGGGAATATCCGTAATAGTTTGACCTTGCGGAACTGTGTCATTCAGCAAGAAATCAGCAAAGTCTTCCGGTTCCATGGTGATAGGAGTAGCAAAACAGATACAAAAAGGATGAAAGCCTGTAAATTTGAACGTTTTCGGATATTTTCCAATCATCGCATCACAGATCTTACACGGTCCGCGATTATTGGCCGAACGCTGTATCTCAATTCCTAGTATAAAATCCTGTTTACTCCAACGTTCATAGTCTGCACTACGATAAGCTGTGTTCGTAGTTGTTGCAGATGTTCGGAGAGCGTTCTTGTATGCAGAGCGGTATACACCTTGCCCTGGATGATAATCTTTCATCGGTTGTGATAGAACCAATTCACCTTTCTCATTTCGGATCCGGCGAAAACGTTTTTGGGGATTTTGCAAAATTTGCCGTATATCACTACTGATTCCGTTTGAGTTACGTCCGGCAACTACGCCGCTATCAAGATAGAATTCGAGTTGCGATTTCGTTTGCTGTGTAATATTCCAAACTCTATCAGACAATTTTAGACCGTTGGAATCTATATCATTCTTTAGAGCCTCAAATGCAGATAGGCTATGAGTAAACATTCCATCCTTAGTTGCGCTAGAAATAGACATTCCCTTGATGAACAGGGAAATAAAATCATCATTCTTCCTCTCTGCTCGTTCCCAGCCATCCTTTTGGAATGCGGAAATATTAGCATATAACATTGATTCAAGGTTTAGTAGTTCCCGGTCAACCGCACTCTCTATTCCCTGATTGCTTATCCATACATTGTTTTTCCCCGCATCTGACCATTTACGGAGATACGGGGAAACAGAAAGTATAAACTGATTAAAGATATTGGCTATTACGGCCTGCTGTGCAGCAACTTTCTGTATATGCTGTTTATCGTAGAAAGAAAGTCCAGGCATAGTTAAAGTGTAGCTCCTAGGAATGAGTTGTTTTGAGCTGTATCTTTCTCATCCTGCTTCTTGCGGGCCAACTCTTCTTCAACATTATCCGTATATGGCGAATTTTTAATGATTGTCTCTTTGCTATTAAATTGGGATGCTGTTTCAAGATTTTTAAGTTCTTCTGCCAGGTCTTGTGGGAGAATACTGCCAAACTCCACCTCAATAAAATTATCATTTAGCTGTGATGCATACTTAGTATGTGTTATATTAGCCATACCTGCCTGAACGATAGCAACAGTACGTTGAACAGCAGGACCGAATATTTCCATCTGTTCGCTGGCTTTAATTTCTGCGTCAATCATCATAAAACGGCGGGAAGTACCACTAAGGTTGCCAAGTCCCATTAACTTACTCATAGATAGGTCAGGGCTAGAAGCTCCGGAATGTATTGAATCGTCGAGTTGGTTAAGTTCAAGTGTAACGGATTCACAAGACTGTTGCCACGCCAAGTAATCGGCGTCACCGTGATACGACGTACCGGTATCCGCATCTACTTCCATAGTAAAGTTTAGTTCTTTGCCAACAGTTTCTTTACTTGGGAGGTTAGCGAGTCCGTAAGTCTTCAGTATAGGTTCAGAGAAATAATCATTGGTGTCAGATAGACGGGAAAGCCTCATTTCCTTTTTATCTATCAAGTTGGCAACATCTTCCCAATCAGGGCAATCAACTTCGGCATATACTACCGGAATTTTGCCAAAACGATTCTTTGTCTTTTTCACTTTCCAGATGCCATCCATTATCCCTGAATAGATAACTTCTTTCGTGTATATCTTCACGCATTCACAAGTACGGCCATTGACTTCTGCATTGTATTTATAGAGAAAACCGTCCATATCATCGTCCTCGTCGAAATGTGGAAAGAATTCACATTCGGTATTGCTATCTTTAGGAGTAGAGAGGATCTTGACCTTTAGCTGGCTTTTTCCATCGTCCCGGGTAACAGGATAGAATACAATGGCTGCTTTAGTTTCGGATAGAACTTTACGGGCAAACTCTTTCAATACAGACTGCATCTTGAGCTTACGCTTATAGACTTTTTTGAACTCGCTGAATCCATCGTTCGGATCTTCGGCTGTTATTGTCATTTCTCCACCAAACAGAAAGGCAACAGAAGTGCGGACAATTTTCTTTGGCAGATTGGTAATGACTTTTGCAACATCTACTGTCTTATCTTCAAGCTTTTTGGGCTTTTCGGCTCCTGTTTCGGGGTCAACTTCTACTTCTGTATCTGAATATACAGCAATCTTTTTAGGGTCCCGATACCCAACTGATTCTTTACGACGGGTTCTGTCTCCATTGTATTCCTCCATATACTCACGAGGATTACGATTTTCACGGGTATCAACGCATAAATCACCTACTATGCTACCGAAATCTTCATTTTTCAGAATATCCTTAATGTCTGGCATATACTTTTTTCTTAAAATATACGCCCTAGAAGTATTTCCTGAAGCGGTAAGATAACATTTCTCAAAATTCATAGGTGTTTTCTCGGATATAGGCTGAATCATTTTGTATTTTCGCAGAGCGAGGCAGAGCAATATCGAATTAATTTTAAATTCGGTATATTATGTTTTGTAGAAAAAATAACAAGAGAAAAAAATTAGGCATAGTCACTCTGTATCTATTGATTCGATTAAAATATTGGATGTATAAAGAACAAGCTAAAAGATACTCAACGATTGAATGGCTATATGATGTAATAACAACACTTTTTTGTTAATAATGAAAACGAGAATTACCCACGTCCAACTTTACGGGTAGTCTTTTTAAACTTCAATCCAAGTGATTCGACAAACTCTGCAAGTATTGTCATGCCATCCGGCGCATCATCATGTGAGTTATCTCCTTCACGCTTGTAACTGGTAAACGCCTTCATGAAACGACCGTAGTCTGATCCTTTAGAATATTCTGTTTCATCAAGAAAAGCACAATGTTTCTTTATCCAGCCGGCTTTCATTATGATACGCGTTTCTTTGTGCTGGGTTGTTGGCCGGGCTTGAATAACACACGATTTCTTTTTAGCTGTAACAAGTTTGCGTACATTGATAGCAAATATACGCCCGCCATTGTTTGATTCAATGCGTAGCTGATCGCACTCTGTATCAATAACCATCTGTGCCAGGCGCGGTTCTGTAACTTCAACAGGATCCTTTGTGAAAAGAACGTCGGTAATGAAATATCTCGGTCCGAATACCTTTGCGAATGGTGCGCAGAAATCATCATCACCTTTATCGGCTGTATCACAAGATCCGAGTGTCCCATCAGGTTTCTTTCCTGCAATATCGGCTAGTTTGAAGCGCATGAGAGACGATTTGGGGAATAGTAACCCTTTGGCCTCGAACGGTTCCTGCATATATTCGGCCATCCAAATACTTTCGTCGGTTTCAGAACGTAGTTCCTGGTAATATTCCGTAGTATGTACATCAGCGCAAAAAGTTTCATCGTTTTCATCAAGAGCTGCGATCCGGATGATTTCATTATACTTGCCGGCTTCTTCCATACGTCCGAGGACATCACTAGAGGACCAGCGGGTACCAATGTCAATCATACAGCAGCTTCCCTCAATACGTGAATCGTGCGTACCTTGTTTCCAAGACCATACCTTCTCGTTATTATTGTCGGATAACGCATCTTCCAGGCTCTTGTATAAGTCGTCGGTCATGGCAAGCATTGATGCACCGAAACCGATCACGGTGCCGCCAACACCACCACCGAAATAAGATACCTGGCGAGCGCCTTCCACATTCCAACTCTTCACATTCTGTTTATCACCTTTCAGATGAATATCAGGGAATATCTCTTTGTAACGCTTAGATTTTACAATATCACGGGTATCGTATGACAGCTTATTGTAAAGAGTATCAGAGCAACAGTTACGCATTACAGATTCTTCCGGGAAGTGACCGTACATCCAGGCTATAAACAATGAGGAAATATAAGACTTACCGGCACGTGGCGGCATACTGACAGCAAGGCGATAGATAATATTAGCTAAATAGGAGGTATACACACGCATGAACGCTTCGGCTACTTTCTTCAAGAATAATCGTTTGGCAAAGAACTTAGGATCATAGTATAAGCAGAAAGCCCAGAAATCATTCCGGGCTTCACGCTTGCGAAGTATAGTTGCTGCTTTCGCTTGTCTAAGCAGTATTTCTCTTTCACTCTTTTTCTTTACCATCAATAATAGCCTGAAGTTGTTCGTCTGTCAATGATTCCAATTCATCACCAAGGTTTACATTCGCGTCTACTTCTTTCTTGTCACGCCATTTTTCCGGCTGTCGATTCTTCAACCAGAAAATAGCGGCTGTTGTATCAGGAGGATAATGCTCTATAAATTCCTTCGAATCTGTAATCTTCCCGTTCGATGTTGCAAATTTTGTTGCTTTACAGTTATACCCAATAGCACGGTTATAGAGTCTCGATGCAACGTTAGCATCTGCTATATTTTTCCCCTTTTTTAGGGACTCAAGAAATTCGGGATAATCCTTCTTCCATTTGTTTAAAGTCTGCTCTGAAACAGAGAAGAATTCGGAGAGCTCTTTATCTGTTGCACCCAACAAACAAAGCTTTAGAGCTTGATCGGCATACTCTATTCTGTACTCTGATTTACGCCCTCTTTTTTTCTTCTCGGCCAGATTCTTCTTCTCTGTCATAAACTAACAATAACTAACAAATTGTGATAACTCTTGCCTTAGCTTGGATAATCTTCAAATTAAAATATAAATAGGGGTTACTTTTTACAGTTCTCTGGAATTACTTTAGGAACAGCATTATTCCAATTAATACTATGGTGTAGGCGTCTATACACACTTCCCATTGGGCGTATCTTTGTACAAGAAGGAGCATACATAATTGTGTAGAAAGACTTAACATAAGTCCCACTATCTAAATATATATCAGTCATTCCGCCATTTGATTGTTGAGTTGTTACTTGATTCAAAGAAACATGCGGAATCTGAAAAAACAAATTTCCTCTACTTCCTAGTAAAGTGTAGGTGTTTACATCTTCATTAATTTTACCAAAAAACTTAAAAGGCATGTTTGTATCACAAATAAATGAGTTCATTGCTTTCCGTTTAAGTAATTCACCACGAACTATATTATTCTGCTTTCCTCCGATAAAATCTCCTCTTTGAGCTAATGCAACAGCTAAAGCACCTGTTTTATTTTTGAAATCAATTAGAGCATCAAGTACTTTATCAAGATTGATAATGTTTTTCTGCTTCATTTCACCATATTGATTATAAGTGTATGAGAATTCCGTATAATCATCATCTAACTCAATAAAATATTGGTAGCCTTTTTCTTTTGCTATTTCAAAAGAAGCATTTCTCGCATAAATAATAGCTCGACGATCATTGAAGTTATCACCCTCATCTGTTTCTGATGCTATTTCTTTTTTGTCGAATACATATATGTTCTCGTAGTTTTTGCGATAACGATCTATCTTCGGATCTTCATTATCTAATACTATGATAATATCACCTGTATAGCCACATTTCCGTAATGTTTTTACTGTATGTACATTGTCAGGACGCCCATGTGTAAGTATCAATGCAACGAAGCTATTATTTTTCATCATTGCTATAATCCTCCAAATATGAGTCTGACAATTCTTTCTTTAAACAAACATATCCTAGTTCAATAGCTTTATTAAAATCTATAATGACAAGAGCTGAATTTTCCATTAAATTTTGAATGATGTTGTTTGAATGAGCATAAAATTCAGCAATTTTTCCATAATCGAAAACAATGTGCCTTGAAGCTGCAATCTGAAGAAAATCTTTAGTCTGCTTGTCTAAATTACACTCCTGAATTTGTTTCATCAGACAATTGTAAGTTTCAAGATTATAGAGTTCTGATATTGCAGGTTTATTGCCAGTCGGTGTGTAGATTGGAGATACTATTTTTTTTGTATAAAGATTATTATCTTTCTCATCGTCAGAATTATGGATATCAGTCGAAAGTTCGATCTCGTCTACTGAAAACTCCCAATCATTCAATACATCAGGCGAGAAGTTTTCTATCACTAACTTCCAATCGAATTCAGAAGTATCGGAAGTATGATTATCTGCTAGAGCTAGCAGTTTTCTCTTTTCATCTTCCGTAGATAGGTCTTTGCGCTTAATAACAATAAGCTCGGTACCGTCAGACTCAACAATACGTACTTTGAGTCCTAACTTTTGAGCTTCCTCATACACGCCATTTCCAGCGATTAACACATTGTCACGGTCGGCCAATACGGATCGACCGGCTCCACATTCAACCAGGCTTTTGTGGATAAGCCGCTTGTTTTCATCCCCATGGATACGATAGTTCCGGGGATCAATCTTAATTTCTACATTTTCTTCCATGACCAAGGAATTTTCACTAAAATATAGACTCCCCGGCTATTTTCTTTCTAATAAGTTCTTGCACTCCGTTATATATCTCATATAGCTGCTTCAATGTCTCTGGACCTTCCCATTCAGAGAAATTGCCATCCTGGAAGAAACGATACTCAAAAATGCGGGTAGCTGTCGTACCAAGGTTTAGACTTTCGAATGTTTCCCTTACTATGTGCAGCTTGTCTAATATTTCAGCGTTTCGATCTTCTGATTCATCTGAAATATCCTCAATATCTAGCCTGGAATAATCTACATTATCATCCACAGGCAGGGGCTTGTATCTACTCCTATACTGTGAAGTAGGAGAGGATGCGTTTAGCTTTATCATCTTCAAAACAAAGAAATCAAGCTCTGTATAGCCATTTCTTTTTGTCTCAAGTAATTTATCCAGTAACCTGCTTTTCTTTTGAAGGAGCGAACAAATGACCTCATTCAAGACGTCTGTTGCTTCGTCTGAAATACCAGCAAGCCCACAATGATACAAAGAGTAATCAAGCCAGCGTTCGTAGCGTTTAGTTATGTAATTATTTACTGCTTCACTTGCCATAAGCACAAAGATTTTATATATTTGCTGTTCCTAATAGCAATACAAAGCTTTATACTTATGAAAGCGGTCGGTGGTGGTACGCCGGCCGCATTTATTTTTCCAACTCTTTACCCTTGGCAATGTTGTAATTACACAAATACATCCCGATATCCATTTCGGTTACATCAGGGGGAGGAGTACTTTCACCGTAAATCTTACGTAGAGCCTCTTTATTGCCTCCCCATGCTTTCCAAAGTACCTTGGGCTCATACTTATCAGGCAGATATGGAAATAGCTCACAGAAGGCCTTGAAATCCTGTTTTGCTTTTTCTCGTTCTCTTCTGGTATTTTGAACTCCCGTAACGATATCTTTAATCAAGTTCTCGTTACGCGCATAGCCAGTTTCAGCCTTTTTTCGTACAAGTTCATTTTCTCTATGCTCAATCTCACGGCGTCTGTCTTTGCAAAAATCGGCAAGTGCAACCATGATTGCTTGATTGTTGATCTTCGATCCCCAAACGAACTGTCCGCGACTGCCGTTCTTTAACTGGGAGAAGAAAATACATAACTCGGCTAAATTCAGGTACCAGTAGCTGGATAGTATCGACAAGGCTGTTTCCGCTAGCTGGGCATTAGTCAATTCAACACCGGCATATCTCAATACAGATTTCAAATGCTCGGTAATGATCTCTATCGATGTTGAGTTGCTAAAGCTCCTGTTTACGTCTGCTAGAGTAGGTATATGCTCTGCATTAGCCACGTCATATAATGCGACATTACAGTTTAACTGCGCGATTGTCCCACTCCATTCAGCGACCAATTGAGAGGCTGTCGATCCAGTCTGTAAGGCCTGTTGTATCGGAGTTAACTCCTTTGGGGTTACTATTGTCTCCTGGACTATTTGCGACGGTCTTAGCACCACCTGCAGTCCTGTTTTTATTAATTCTCCGTTCATCTTTCTTGTTTTTAAGTTCAAATGTCAGCCATCGGGCAAAGTGAGACATCGCATCCTTAGGCGACTTCGCCGTTTCTCCTTCATTTTGCAATTTCATAAAGAACTTCTCCAGATACCCATAAAAGGTTTCTAGCGTGAAATCAGGGTTGCCGGAAGAACGAGTATTCATCGTTACTGTTTCCGCCCATGACCGATTTGATTTCAGTTCAGTATAACAGTCGTCCAAAGACTTGTCGAAAAAACTATCAGCCGGAAACAGATCTCCCACGCGTAAGGGAGATATTGTCTTATTGTCTTTAGTCTTATCTTTAATGTTAACCGTTTTACTTACCCTTTTACTTACCGTTTTACTTACCTCTTTACTTACCGTTTTACTTTCGTCAAGTAAGTAATAAACTGGCGATTTTGCATTCTTTTTACCCGATTCGAAAGTTATTAAACCTTTTTGCTGCAATCTGTTCCTAACTTCAATGACGGTCTTCTCTGATATACCGGTTGCGAGGACGATAGTCTTGTTGGGATGTTCAAACGGATTCTGCCAACCCCGAATATTGCACTCATTCAAGAGATAGAAGTACAAAAAGACTTCGTTCGGGCTGAATTCTACACTTCGATTCATCTTCCAAAATTGGTTTATATAATCTATATAGGTCATTGTATGCTATGCCGTCAGTTTCTGACGTATTAAGTTCATATTCTTTTTCACGAGTCCGATAATACGGTTATGGTACTCGGTATTACTATTGCAGGCTCCACGGGACTGAACAATACTGAATGTCTTTAAATTGACCTCTACGGTCTCAATATGTTTCTTGCCGATTCGAGCAGAAAGAATGAGTGAATCCTTTTCTTTATAATATTTATTTGTAAAGACGCAATGGTGCATGATTTCACCTTCTTGTTGAAACTCTTCAAGACTTTTGAGCAGTACTACGACTATTTTACCATCAGACATTTTTAGGTCAAAGAACTTCGATTTTTCTTTGATATAATTCTCTGCATCCTTCTTGAGTTTAAGCAATTGTTGCATTTCTTTAGCCTTGCGTTCTTTTTCATCATCACGTTTCTTTCTCGCCACATACAAGTCATGGGCTTTTTTTAGATTCTTAGGACAAACGTAATGGGCGTTATGCAGATCCTTACGATAATGTTCAAGTAGTTTCAGATAATCAAACCACATGGAAACATCCTTAATCCGATATTTATTTCGAAGGCAAATTTTAATAGACGGCCAATACATATCAATCTTGTAACGGTGTCCCTCGAAATAATCTATTAATTCATAACGTCTTGCCTTTAGAAGTGTTTCAGCCTTGGGAAAATGGGGAATTGTAATGGTGGCAGTAAGAAATGACATACCGCGTAATTTACAATCTATACCCATTTGAATATACTTAGGTCTAAAGACGGAGGCTGGATGATAGCGTTCACAATAAACATCATTACTACAACTGTAATAATATGATCCAACAACTTTATTACGTATCTCCAAATCTCCACACCATCCACAATATCCCGTATTGTTAGCACGAGCTACTACCTCCCGGTTGCCATCATCTTTTATCCAATGTTGCAGTATCTCACGAATAAAATAACGAGGATTCGCTTCTGCCTGATAGTAAGCAATCAATTCAAAGCTTCGGATAACTTGGAATTCTTCACAAATTTCCGCTTTGGCAATAAACATCGATTGTTTGTCTGTACGCTTCCTTGACTGTTCTATCTTCAAGGATGCACCACAATGAGGACAAATAGCACGCTTACGCTTTACAGGTTCCGGAGAGAAGCGCTGCCCGCATTCCATGCATATAACGCGTGTCTTGGTTGCATATCCTATATGTTTTAAACAATCGCTTTTAGCCCAGTCAATCATCATATTCTCAATATTAGGTAGCTGGCTACTTAAACCTGCTACTCTAAGCTGTAATTTCGTTCTTGGCTTCATAAGTCTTCAAATAATAAAAATTGTCCGGAAGGTATTTGCTTTTTCATCCCTTTACGCTTATTAGGGGCAGAAGCAGGCTTTTTAATTTCTGGTTGTTCTGTAGATGCTTCTTTTTTCACATTTCCAGCTGATACCTTATAATTGGTTTGCTTACTAACTTTGATATCATCTTCATCGTAGTAATGAACTGCTAATCCGAATACTTCATCATCAGACATACATACAACACTACCACCACGTTTTTTAGCTTCACCTATAATGTAATTGCAACATTCATCTATATTCTTATTTTGCTTCGCAAAAGAGGTGGCAAAGAGGGAATCTCTTTTTGCACGTTGCTCTAAATAAGATTGAATAACCTGTTTAAATGATTGGTTCTCTTTTCCCATGACTTTAATTATTAATTGATAAAGGCATTAATAGATAGGTTAAGCTTTTTACTTCTTCGTCGCAGCGGGTAAGAAGTGAAGCCTGCGATGGATCGCTCATAGTGATGGCAATATCTTCCGAAGGAATGTTATTCATCATTTCAATCAAGAAGCTACTTCTAAAGCCGATTTCAATATTACAGCCTGACTGCAGGGTAATCGTTTCTTCTGCAGACTTAGAAAAATCTAAATCATGAGCTGCAATTTTAAGAGAGTCAGAATCGAACTTGAGAACTACCAAAGACGAACTTTCATCACAGAAGACAGATACGCGCTTTAAAGCTGACACAATATCAGCTTTCTTTAATACAGCACGATTTGGTTGCTTTTGAGGAATAACAGCGCGATAGTTAGGATACCGGCCTTCGATCATACGGCAGATTAACCGGTATGAATCAAACTCAAATAAAATATTAGTCTGATTTACCGATATCTCTACTTCCATGCAATCTTCCGGAACAATGTTAGAAAGTACTTTAGCAAACTTGCTCGGCAGGATAAAGGCCGCCCGTTCCTTGCGCGTATAAGCGGATGGATTCTCAATCATTGCTAGGCGGGTACCATCTGTTGCGACAAATGACATTGAATCTAAACCGATATCAAAATAGACACCATTCAGTACCGGACGGAGTTCATCATTGGCACTACAGATCAAAACTTGCCTTATTCCGTATAATAAATCATTGCCTGATACAAGAAATGGGCTGGCGGTATCATCCGTACTCATAGATGGGTATTGATCTCCTTTCTCAATAGGTATTGAGAACTTACCGTTTGCATACTTGACAATCAATTCCTTTTCAAGGATGGATATAATCAAAGGTTGTTCGGGAATTTCTTTTAGTCCGTCAAGTAATGTTTTTGCATTAGCCATGAAAGTGTAATTGGTGAAGTCTGCGGTACCATCTATGTTTGTAGAGATGCGTCCACCTTCTTCACCTGCGGTTACTAGAATGACTCCAAATTCATCTATAACAAACAAAAAGTTGTCATAGGCAGGTAATGAGTTTTTAGGCTGTATAATTCGCCCGACTGATTTTAGCTTATCTGATAAAGCTGTTTTTGATACTGTAATTTCCATGCGTCATTGTTTTTTGGCGCATAACATAAAGAGGAGATAGGTTTCAGTAATTAAAAGCTATTAAATTGTATAGGAACAATAAAAGCCGGATAAAATCATTGTTTTATCCAGCTCAACACCATTATGTTTGCAAATATAGAGAGAGTTTTTGTATTTGCAAACGTTTCACTCTTTTTTTTCTTCTTTTTTTTGCAATAAATCCAATACAGCGCGATTTGCCTTGTCGCAAATACTATAATCTATATCAATGTAAATATCAGCCATTTTATAGTCATTGTTCACATGGCCAAGACAGAAGTCGATGTCAGCTTTTGGTACTCCGGCTTTATTTCTTGCTAAACTAGCCCATGTGTGGCGCGCCCAATTAGTAGTAACTTTAAAATCAATCTCTAAATTTAAGCAAATGTCTTTCAGCCCACTATTGATTGCACGCATGAAATTGTTCAAGCTGCAATAGTTAGTATGAAAGTAGGAGAGGAAATACCCTTCTGTATATTTATCAAGAAGTGTGCGAAGTTCTGGTTCGATCTTTACGGAAAGTGGTACCTGTTCGTGATTCTTATCCGTATTCGTTTTTGAACGTGTGTACTCTAATCTTCCACGACGTTCGCACGAAATACTATAAAGGTCGTTGATGTTGACCCCCATCATGTAAAACATCATCATAAATACGTCTCGTGCCATATTAGTTCGTCTTTTATCGGACTGGAAATCTCGAATTCTTAATAAGGTATTGATGTCTATATTCTTTCTTTTTCTTCGATACTCCGGAATCTCTGCCTTTTTAAACGGATCACCAGGTATTCTTATGATATCGAAGTCCTCGTTGTTATAATAGAGTTTGGCTTTGTTGTATAATGCTCTTAAACCTCTAAGATAATGGCTTATTGTGCCAGGTTCTAGCGGAATACCTGCTGGGCCTGATTGATACAGGTCTTTTATCATCTTATTTAGTAGGAATGAGGTGATTAACTTAATATCTATCTTTTTCCTTTTCGTGTACCAGCATAGAGTATCGATAGAAGAGCTGTACCATTCGGCTGTTTTCTTCTTTTTCGTCTGAATTACTATGTTTTGAGCGAATTCTACGAAGTCTATAAATTCAGCATCAGGAGCGAGAGATTTTTCTATTTCCTCCTTGAGATCCATGCAAGACATGAATTGTGTTCTATCTTGCCCCAATTTTAAATATTCTCTCCGGATCTTCTGGATATACGCATTTATTTCGTATTCTATCATTTCTCCGTTTGTCACTCCCGATAAGATTCTTCCGGATTCGTCCATGTTTTCAGGGCGGATATAATAAGCGGTAGATATATACTGTGACTCTCTATTATGATATATTCTAATCTTTATATTAGATGTTCCATCTAGTTTTATGTGTTTTCCAGTTTGGAAAACAACTGCTTTAAATGTTGCCATATACTGTTTTAATGTTTTTTAAAGGTTTAAAAATGCATTAAACAGCTTGAATCGGGGTTATTTGATAGGAAATTGCTTTAATTTCCCCTAAACGAATGTAAATAGAGAAACTTGTTCAAAGATAGTTCAAAGAAATACCCTCTTTATTTGCCCCAAAACGGGGTATAATTGTGTCTAATTTACATAAACGAAAAAAGCCGATACAAACTGTATCAGCTCAACACCATTCAATTTTTCTTGACTTGAATTTTTCGTCGGGGTAGCGGGATTCGAACCCACGACCCCCTGCTCCCAAAGCAGGTGCGCTAACCGGACTGCGCTACACCCCGAAAAAATTTGAACTTAATAACCCTCTTTTTTGTAGTCGGGGTAGCGGGATTCGAACCCACGACCCCCTGCTCCCAAAGCAGGTGCGCTA